TAGGGTCTAAAGAGTTTATTCTTCTGTGTATCTCTTCTTGGTTATCCTCAGAAGATAATACAACTGAGTTACCTTGCTCTAATATATCTTTACCTAAGAACTTACCTCCGCCTTTAGCTAAATTAAGGGCCAACTGCAAGGCCAAGAAGGATTTACCAATACCGCCTACGCTAGACAATACACCAGGAGACTTGAGTGGTATTAAACGATCTACCAGCCAAACGATAGGAGGAGGACTACCGATTAGATTTTTGACTGAATATCGCTTAATACCTAAACCAAAATTCTCTATTTCTTGCTTGACTGCTTCTAAACCATAGCGTTGGTGCAAATCATTATAATCACCAATAATCGAGGGCAAATTAGAAGTAGTGTTTACAAAAGATTTAACACACTCATCTGCGTTTTGTTGACCAACTCCGTTTTTATCATTGTCAAAGGCTATGATTAGTCTTGCTTGTGTCTTTTGCCTTATTTTCTGTATTGCCTCTATCCCGAATGTCGCAGAAAAAACAACTAAAATCGGCCAATTTGTAGCTAAATTGATGCTAACTCCTGTGGCAACACCCTCAACTATGACCAATCTTTCCAAATCTTTTAACTGGCTCAAATTGAAACCTATCGGGAATACATTGCCTTTGACTTCGCTTGCTGAAACAAACCTTTTTTTACCTTGTTTTGTAATGTATTGCAGACTTCTCATCTGTCCTGTAGTAGAATCATATAACGGAACAACTAAGCTACCGGCCTGTTCCTTCAAACCACAATTATTTAAAACCTTTTTTGCAACTAAATACGCATGATCGCTACTATCTATATATTTCTCAAATCTATCCTTAACTTCCTCTGCAACTTCGTCTTGCCTACGTTTTTTGTGTTCTTCCCCTTGTGCTTTAGCTTCTTCCAATTTGGTTTTTAGAATCTGCCTTTGTGTATCTGTAAGCTGATTAGGGTCCACAGACGACCATTTACCCTGTACACCCGTTCGCCAGTTACCCCATACGCAGTTCTGATAATCGCCTGTTTGATTAAATACATACCAGCCCGACTTTTCACCATGTTTATCGGGCCTAATCCCGTTTTGTGCTATGACAGACACACGCACAAGCTCGCCTGTCGTATTAATATAGTCTATTTTGAGACCATCCTCCGACATCTCATTTATTAAAGAATCAATGTTTTTCTTTTCCCCACGAAAACTGAAGTTTCCGTCTATTACAATGCCTTCTTTACCAACATATTTAGTTAGATCAACCATAACTGACGTGCAAACAGGCTTTCAGGGTGACTTCAAAGCCTGTTTGACGCTAGGTATTTACCTAGAAGGGAATATCATCTTCATTAACTGATGATGATGTAGTTCCAGTTTCTTCAGTCTTACTATTTGCTGGTTCAAAAGAATTATCTTTTATTTCAAGATATCCGTTGTCTCCCTCAATCAGTTCTGCTGATACCATTTTACCAAGTAACTGTGTACTTGGGTCGGTCAATGCACCTGTAATTCCACAAGCTTTGCCAATCTTTCTAAGGCTTTCTATACCTATACTGACTGCTGAATCGCTTGTGGCATGCGCCATAGTGCAACTGTAATTCATATTAATTGTCGTATCTTCTACTTCAAAATATAACTTTACAGCCTCCCAACCATTTTTACCGGTAATAATCTCATCACCGCAAAACGTCATGTTATGTCTACCTGGTTTAAGTTTACCAGAACCCTCGTTTACGCTATCCACGTCTAAATCGTGGCCGTATTTGGTTAAATCAACCATTTTTCCTCCCTAATTTTTAATTATTGCTTCTCTGATAACTTCCCAATCAAACGGATATTCTTTTTCTAAACCATATCTGTTTTTGGCAAGATAGGCTGGACTCTCTATAGTATAGATAACCCTATCGCCTTGTACCGCTTTCGTGTTTGTTTGACCACCCTTACCTTGAGTCTTAACAGTACCAAGCTTAAAGTTTGCAAAGAAACAACAATCGCTATGCTCAAGAATCAAATCTCCAGCTTTCCTATGCAGTTTAAGTTCGTGCCTGTCGTATGGTTCTATCTCAGGTGATTCAAACCTTTTTATTTGGTTATGTGCTATTTGTATGATTGTCATACCCTTTTCATCTCTCAAACGATTCAGTAGATCAATATACTCCCTCCATTGTTTAAGAGCTTCAACATAGCCACGACCATATCCAAATTCTTCTATAGACTTCTTACCATGCTCTTGGCATACCTTTTCCCATATCAATGGTTCAAGCCAATCAAGACTATCTATAGCAACAGTTTTATATTCGTGTTCTTCGTCTAAAAGACTTTTAAGGTTGGCAAGGAAAGAATCGTAATCCTTTGCTACCTGAAAATGATCGCACTCTATCTTTCCCATGCCATCTTCTGTAAGGACGAAGATAGGGCTATTCATGCTTGATGCAAATGAAGTCTTACCAATACCTGCACCTCCATATAGAACTAACTTTGGAGGTTTAAGTTTAGACTTCTTTCTAATGTTCGCTAGGCTCATCTTCTCCTCCCTCTGTTTCTGCGGTATCTACTGCTTCTAAGTCTTTTTTTAACTTATCATAGTAATAACCAATTAGTACCTCAAGATGCTCAACATTTTTATTGGCAGTCTGAATATAGACATCTTTTTCTTCTTTTAAGTTTTCGTGTGCTTGCAAAATATCTATCTGCCTTTTCGTCATATCAGATGTTTTGTACTTCACACTATCACCAAAGTCTATTGTCTCTGGTAAGGGTTTTTTGTTTTGATTAGACATTGTTTTCTCCCATGTATAATTTATAAGAATCGCAAATGTTCTTAGCATTACAGAAACGACAAGTTTCTTTGCTAGGATTGTATTGCGGGCTTTCTTCGCTACAGGCATCAGTCGCCGGTTTCAAAGTCTCGTAACCCCATTCCACAAGGTTGGTTGCAGACATGGAATATGATCGTATTGGCCCATCTTTGTGCCATGATCTTGGTTGTACTATTGTCATGGTAACGATTGTGTTTTCATCACCATATCTTGACAAAGCTCCTAAACTGTAAATAAGAAGCTGTGTATTGTTCTCTATGTTGACCGGAAACTTACCTGACTTGAGATCAATAATCTCTAAATCTTGCTTTCCTATAAGAATAGCATCTGCTGTACCCCAAACGTCTTGTGATATTTCCTCCATGCTTACTCTCTCCTCTATCAACATTTTTGCGTCTAATTCCTCTTTTCTTTTGTTTATGTAATTGACATAAACCTCTGCACATTCAATCATGCTTTCGTTGACTTCTATATCAAATCCATCAACGGACTCAACCCTTCCTAACCAATAATCTTTGAGCGTCACATTCTCTAGCCGATCTTTCATCAGCATTTCTGCCATACTATGAGTTAGTGTACCCTCTGCTGCTGCCCTACTTGTTGAGTATGGTACTTGCTCGGACAATTCCGGCATACCGGGACAAGCCATCCAAATCTTTGAAGAACTTGGACTGAGTTTAGCATGGGCCATTGGACACTAAATTATCTTTCTCGTATTGTTCTATATAACTTCTGTCGTAAAGAACTTTGCCACCTATCTTTAGAAACTCAGGGCCCTGTCCTTTACCCCTTTGATTTTCAAGGGTTCTTGGACTCATTCGCCATCTTTCTGCAAGTTCTTTGGTGTCAAGAAATTTATTTATAGTATCTTCCATATATTCCCTTTTCTACCTATTAATGCACAATAATTGTTTAATTTACACTTCCTTGCTAAGATGTGCAAGAAAAAAAATGAGAAAACGTAGAAAAGCAACAAACAGACAGGTAGGTGGAGATCACTACAGGACACTTGAGATAACTCCTACACAGTATATATACGCTAACAAACTGTCTTGGAACATAGGCAACACAATCAAGTATGTAACGAGAACCAAGGAAGATAAGGTGCAAGACTTACTCAAGGCAAAACATTACATAGATTTAGAACTAGAAATGGTTTATGGGTGTGACCCTGATGGAGAACCATTTAAGGGCTAAGAATCCAATATATCCTGTATATGTTCACCAACTAGGTTTGCGTTTTGTATCGCCTTATCTTGATGTATATGAGCATACCTTT